CGAAAACGGAAACGGTGGATTGCTTAATGCAGAACAATCAGCTCGCTTCCTAGACTACATGTTCGACGCTACCGTAATTGGTAAAGTTGCACGTACTGTCCGAATGAGAGCAGATACCACTGAGATTGATCGTATGTCAGTTGGCGAAAGACTTATGACTGTCGCAGCTGAAGGAGACTATACAGGTGCAAACGCAGCTGTAACTTTCTCAAAGATCTCTCTAACAACAAAGAAACTCCGCATGGATTGGGAGCTTTCAACAGAATCTCTAGAAGATAATATCGAAGGTGCAGATCTTGAAGATCACATTGCACGTTTGATGGCAACACAGGCAGGTAACGATATTGAGGATGTAATCCTTAACGGTACAGGATCTGGCTCAGGATTGCTTTCAGCATTCCAGGGTGTAGTTGCAAAGTCAAAGGCTAATGGACGTGTTGTTGATAACAACGGTGCAGAAATTAGTCGTGAAGCATTTAATAAGGCTCTTAAGGCAATGCCACGTAAGTACAAGCAACGTCGTGGAGACCTTCGCTTCCTAGCAGGATCAAACTTGATTCAAGATTTCTTGTACAAGAACAGCATCACTGCAGGAACAGCTAATCCAGAAGATATCGCATCAAGCGTTATCCGTGGACAAGGCGTATCAGCACTAGGTGGAGCAGCAGGATTTGTGGCACCATTCGCATTCGGTATTCCGATTGTTGAAGTACCACTACTTCCAGAAACTCAAACTGGTGACTATTCAAATCCAACAGGATCACACGGAGATATCCACTTGACATTCCCAAATAACGTAGTTATTGGTATCAAGCGTGACGTAACCGTATATCGATTCTTCTGGCCACGTAAGGACTCTATCGAGTACACAATGTATACTCGTGTAGGATGCCAAATCGAGCAAGCAGACGCTTGGGTCGTAGTCAAGAACGTTAAGGTCGCTTCCTAATTATTAGGATTTAGATCCCCGAAATGCCCCCTAAATTAATTTTTGGGGGGCTTTTCATTTTAATTTAATAATGCTATAATTGCTATAAGTAGAAATAGGAGATTTACATGTCATTTGAGACATTAAAAGTATCAGAACTAAAGCAGATCGCAGAAGATTTTGCAGTTGAGACAGAAGGCCTAAAGAACAAAGCCGATATTATTGCAGCCCTCGCAGAAGAAGGCGTAACTTGGTCTGTATACAACAAGACCATTGAAAAGATGGAAGAGGATTCTGAAGACATGGCAACAGAGGTACTACCTAAGTTTGATCCAAAGGCGGATCAGCCAGAAAACACAGTATTAGTAAGAATGACTAGAGATAACTTTAGGTATGATATTATGGGATTCACGTTCACAAAAGAGCACCCATTTATTGCAATGAGCAAGGAATACGCTCAAGAAATTTTTGATAAGGAGGACGGCTTTAGATTAGCAACTCCAAAGGAAGTCCAGGAGTATTACAACTAACTAAGCCTACACTATGGAGATTTACGTAGGGTCTACAGCAGGAGTAAAGCATAAAGTTTATTGGAGGGGTGAAGAGCAAGACTCTGATAACCTACCAACAGTATTAGTTTATGACATAACAAACGATCCAATTAATCCAGTATCTCCTACCACAATTCAGGCAACATTGACAGCAGAAAAAGTCGAAACAGATGTTGGTGTATATCAGGTATTTCTTCCTCAGAATGTAGTTTCAAGAACTAGAACATTAAAATTACGTTGGACATATAACGTAGTGGGTATAGCTCAGACAAGAGAGCATAATCTCTATGTCGTAAAGTCTTATACTGATTTAGAGCAAACTCGTGAGGAGCTAAATTTTGGCGGAGACAGATCAGACCCTAATTATAAATCGTATGCAGAATTAGTCTTAGCTGAAAGATATGCTCGTAAAGTAATTGAAAACTATACTGGTCAAAATTTTTATCCCTATGACGAGACGCACCTAGTGTATGGAAGCGATTCAGACACTTTAATATTTAACTCTAAATTAATTCAAGTACACAGAATGTATGCTAACGACTACCTTCTGTTAGATTCTTTAGCTACCCCTAAAGTTAATAACTGGGGAAGATCGGTAAACATTACTGAGAACGGCTTTGGGTTAAGAATAGATAGAACGTCTGCTTTAGACAATACAGTATATACTGCCAATGGCATGATTCCTCCTAGCATTCATGACTCTGTAGACTTTTTTAAACAAGGTGACAGGTATCAGGTATATGCAAGATTTGGATACCAAGAGGTTCCAGACGAAGTAGAGTTAGCATGTATAGAATTAATGAAAGATTATTTTTCAAAGGATTTAGCCTGGAAGAATAAGTATATTAAAAAGATTTCAACATTTGACTGGGATTTTGAATACTCTGGAGAGGCAACCTCTGGAACTGGTAATTTATATGCAGATCAATTGCTATCTAATTACGTAATTTCTCAGGTCATGTTGTTGTAATGAATGAGTTAATAGAGTCAGTTCTTTCCATGTACTTAGACGTTTATCGTCAGTCAGATATGCAAGACCCAGATACGGGAGCTATTAAAAGAGAATGGAATTATTATAAAACAGTTAATTGTCACGCCAAGGGCGTAATTAGTAATTCTGCAACAACCAGATCAAGCGACAAACAGGTGTTTAGCAATAAGTACCTTAATGATCAGGTTATTCAAGTTAGAACATCTGAGAGGCTTATAGCAAGAGAAAAAGTTACAAACATTCGTGATCGAGAAGGTAACCCAATTTGGACAGAGATTAACTTTCCAAGTGAAACCCCTACGGTATTTGAAGTTATAGGAACAACTCCAATCACAGACCCCTTTGGCAGAGTCATAGGATACAATTCTTCAATGAAGAGATCGGAGAACCAACAAATTGGACAATAGCGGATTACTGGTTCAGGTATCAAGCGGACTAGAGAGAATGATGTATGCAAACCAAAGCGGACCTCTTAAAGACAGTACAGTAGCTCAGATATCAGCTTTTGTGTATTATGAGGCAGCAGTCATATCTAAATTAACAACAAACAAACAATTTCAAAATGCATTTACTAAAGTAATGTTTGATCAGATAAATTTAGATTTTGGAAATTATATAGACGCATTAGCTAGATCTAGGCCTAAGTCCTTACACCATGTTTATGAGTGGAAAAAGACTGGTAATAAAGCAGCAAGACTTTTTAAGCTTAACAAGTTGTCTGCAGAAGGATTGTCTTTTAGAATAGACTATGATCTGCTTCCTTCAACATCTATGGTTCCTTCAGCAAACGGAAAAAGAAGACACGTATTCGCAAACAAGGCTTCAATTATGGAAGCAGGTAAGCCTTTAGTAATTAGACCAAAAAATTCTGAAAGATTAGTTTTTGAAGCTGATGGAGAAACAGTATTTATGCCAAAGGGTATGCCAGTTACAGTAAAGAGACCTGGTGGATCTGGTGCACGTAATCAATTCACGTTAGCTCACTCAAGATTTTTTAGCGGAAGATTAGTAAATGAATCTATTAAGAGATCTGGATTCCAAAAAATATTTAATTCAAGCATGACTAAAGCACTAAGAGTTCCTTCTAATATTAAAAAAGTTCAGTATTCTTTTTCTGCAAATGCTATTAGGTCTCAGGCAGATGCTGCCCTTACAGCGTCATTTGGCGGTGTAATGTGACAGCAAACTATAAACTAGATGCAATGATAGAGTTAAGAAAGTACCTCTGGAAAGAGCTGTATACTAGAAACATATTTGATGAGGATGACTACTGGTCAGATAATTTAAATGAAAATATTATTCCAATTATTCCAGTTCAGCAATCAGCAGAAATGAATCAATTTTTGAGCGGGAAAAAGCACATAGTCTACGACAAGATAGGAATGTCTTATGAGGACAACTGGCTAATTTGTTGTGAACAGATACTTTTTACAATATACTCAACGGATATATCAGAAATTAATGAAATTAGAAACTACATGACAGATGAGTTCAGGCGTGTTGATGAGTCTGCTAGAAGCATCAATAAATGGACTGGGCTATCAGATAAGTTTAAGTTCCACGCAGTTTATATAGCCGACATATCTCCAACAGCCCCCTCAGAGGAGCTACAGGGATTCTTTGCAGCCGAAGTCATACTAGAAATCAAGTATTCGAGAATTACAGACGGTCAGGGCAGATTCCTTTAAGGTTTGCCTTTTTACCCATTATGGAATAAACTTATCCTAAGAGGAAAGAAGCCTAGCCAGCTTTAATTTAAGATTTTAAGAAAATATATATATATTGAAATATAGGAGGTAAGAAACACATGGCACAAAACGCAGGTAATGCTAAAAATATTCTCGTAGGTGCATCCCCGTTGTTCATTTCAAACATTGACTCAACAACTTCAGGATACGCAACATATGAGAATTCCGAGCCAGGAACAACAAATGCTTCAGCATTTGCTACAGGCGTATCTTATACAGATACTCTTAACGCAAAAGATTCTGGAACATTCTACTACAGAAACGTAGGTTTTACAAACAACGGTTTGCAGATCACTTACAACCCAACATATGATTCAGTAACAGTGGATCAGCTTCTTGATACAGCTAAGCTGTTCAAGTCAGCGATGGAGGTTATGATCGCAACTGAAATGACAGAAGGTACACTAGAGAACGTTCTAGTTATTTTTGGTCAGCCAGATGATCCAGCTAACAATAGCGCAATTTCTCAGAATAACACAATTATTTCTACAGGAACTGGTACATCAAAGAGAGATACCCTTGGTATTGCAGCAGGAGCTCTTGGTATTGCACCAACAGAGCGTCAGCTCATTGCAGTTGGTCAAGCACCAACTACAGCAGGTGCTCAGGTAGAGCGTGTATATTATGCACGTCGTGTTTTGTCAGTGCAGCAATCAGCTTTCACATTGGCAAGATCAGCCCCAACTACATTCCCAGTAACATTCCGTCTACTCCCAACCGCTATGAGCGGCTACGAAGGACAAGAATACGGTAAGATCGTTGACCGTGTATTGGTTGTATAATAATTAAATAATTATCTACAGGGCCCCCAAGAAATTGGGGGCCTTTGTGGTTGTATTAGTATATTTCTTTTAGTATAATGATTAGGACTAGATCCAAGGAGGATTAAATTGGCAACAACAGTATATGATGTAGAAGAGGTACAGCTACAAAACGGGCAGACCGTAAAGCTAAAACCACTATCAATTAAAGAACTTCGTAAGTTCATGGTAGCTATCAAAAAGACAGCAGAATCACAAACAGAGGATGATACACTTAATATCCTTATTGATGCATGTGCAATTGCACTAGAAAAACAACTACCAGAGTTGGTAGCAGACAGAGAAGCATTTGAAGATGCTATTGATGTTCCAACAATGAACCGCATTCTAGAAGTTTGCGGAGGAATCAAACTTGACGACCCAAACCTACTAGCGGCAGCGGTTCTGGCTGGTCAGAACTAGATTTAGCCGCTTTAGAAGGAGAAGTTTTTCTTTTAGGACATTGGAAAAATTACGATGAACTTGAAGAAAATTTATCAATGCCAGAACTTATTAATACTCTAAAAGCTTTAAAGAAAAAGGATCATGAAGACAAAAAGTTCTTTGCATCCTTAAAGGGAGTGGAAATAGGTGAGTACGAAGATGATAAAAAAGGAGGCCCTAGTTTCGAAGACATTCGTTTGAGAGCAGCAGGTATAAATGCCACTAGCAACGATGTTGTTTCGCTACAAGGAAATTTCGCAGCGCAAGCTGGATTTGGAATTGGAGCGGGATTAGGATACTCCAGGGAGTAGTTTAATATAAATGGCTGACGAAACAATCAGTACCAAGATAGTCGCTAATGCTGACTTTTCAGCCCTTATTGCCGATGTGCATAAGGTTACGGCTAGCCTATCTAAATTACAGGAACAATTAGCTAACTCAAATAAGATGATGGCAAATCAAATTGCCGTCATGAATAGATCATTTTCAGATACCCTTAGAAGTACTGGACAGTTCTCAACACACTTTGTAAGTCTACAATCAGATGTAGAAAAGTTTGGAAAGAATTTAGATGGCGGAAAATTAAAGCTAAATCAATATTTTAATACTTTTAGGGATCATGCTAGAACTTCTGGCGGACTTATAAGAGATTTAGCAAAACAACAGGTAGCTCTACAGAACTCAGTATTACAACCGCTAGGCAGAAATGCACAAGGACTTATGCAGTTTAATGTGCATGTTCCAAGAGGTCTGGATGAGGTAAAAAATAAAGCAGCGCTAGCAAGACAAGAACTTCAGATAATGAATAAAGTTCTTCAAGATGGTGCTGGACAACTTATTAACTGGGGTAAAAATACTCAGTGGGCAGGCCGTCAGTTAACAGTCGGATTAACGGTCCCACTCATGGCTTTTGGAGCATCAGCTGCTAAAGCATTTAGAGAAGCAGATCAAGAATTAGTTCGTTTAACTAAGGTTTATGGAGATGTTGCTGGAACCTCTGCTCAAGAATTAGGAAGAGTTCGCAGAGAAGTTACAGACACTGCAAAACAAATATCTGCAGCAATGGGTGTTAGCTTTAAAGAAACAATTGGATTAGCAGCGGATATTGCAGCAACTGGAAAGACTGGTAATGAGTTACTAGGTTCAATTCAAGAAACTACCAGATTAGCGGTACTTGGTGAAGTAGATCGTCAAGAGGCTATGAAAGCAACACTAGCTATTCAGTCAGCGTTTAAACAAAATACAGATGAGCTTTCAGAATCAATTAACTTCTTAAACGCAGTTGAAAACCAAACATCAACAACTCTAAACGATTTAGTAGAAGCAATTCCAAAAGCTGGTCCAGTTATTCAAGGATTGGGCGGAAGCGTACAAGATTTAGCTCTTTACTTAACAGCGATGCGTGAAGGTGGAATTAACGCATCAGAAGGTGCTAATGCACTAAAGTCAGCACTTGCTTCTTTGATTAACCCAACAGATGTTGCGGTAGGAAAATTTCAAACTTTAGGAATAGATTTACTTTCAATAGTAAACGATAATGCTGGAAATTTAACTGGCACATTAATGGAATTGCAAGGCGCACTAGATAGATTAAATCCACTACAAAAGCAACAGGCCATAGAGCAGTTATTTGGCAAGTTCCAGTTTTCAAGACTGAACGCCTTGTTTGAAAACTTAGGAAGAGAAGGAAGTCAGACTTTACAGGTATTAGATCTTATGAAAGCATCTACT